TGGCACACAGGTTTTAACAGAAACAGGATGGCAAAATATAGAAAGCCTGAAAGTTAAAGACAAAGTGTGGTCTTCTAATGGATTAAAAAATATTACTTTCACTGGTTCCCGATTGGCAGAAACGATAGAAGTTAAAGATTACAATTCTTCAGCTATTGTGCGCTGTACTCCAGACCACCCTTTTTACACTTATAATGGTTTGATAAGTGCCGAGAACCTTAGTGTTACGAACCATTTAAAAAATCTTGACAAATCTCAATGGCTGTCACTTATAGGAATTTCTAACTTAGCAGATACACTAGGGTCAAGCCCAGCCCTAGAATGTGTAGGTAAATACTCAATAAACCGAGTATATAACATAGAAGTCGAGGAGTCACACAATTACTTCATCAAAATTGGCTCAAACGCAGTATTAGTGAGTAATTGCGATGCTTTAAGATATGTGTTAGCAACTTTAGAACATAAAAACATCGAAAACATTATCCCAGAGGGTTCTGTCATTACTACACCAGAAAGACCCGTCCCAAAGTCTAACTCTTTATTTGCTGGCTTAATTTAAGCCTAAATCGCCCAACAGCCCCCCTACCCCCTTGACAGAGAGTGCATTCCAAGTTAGGATGATAGAGTCTTTAGATTAAACAGGACTCCCAAAAAATGTCAGAAGCCGTAAAAAAGCAATTGTTGCAAAAATACAATTAGGAACGTCGGAGATTGATGGTTTGATGTTTACTGATGGTAGTTTTGGGATTGCACTTAGCCAAGCATGGTCGATTATCGAGGAAAAAGTCGCACGTCACTCAAACTTGCTAAGGCAGTCCAAAGCCTTACTGGGCAAGGATTTTCAGCCTTTTAAAGCTAAAACAGAATTAAACGCTAATGATGCTTATGTAATTACGTTAGACCAGTTATTTGACTTAACTCTAGCTTTGTATAACAAGAAACCTCTAGCAAAGTATATGGAGTTTGCTTGTGAGTTAGGTTTACACTTGGGTAAAGATGTAGAAGGTTTAAAAATTCTACATAAACACAATAAGAATAAAACCCCTAGAAAAGATACCAAAGCTACAGAGAAAGATATACAACTAGCTTACCAAGCTAGATTAGGTGGTAAAATAGAGGTTTCTACCCCATTAGGTAACATAGATTTGTTAACTGATAAAGGTTATCTTTATGAGTTTAAACACTACCGAGGTTTTAAAGAAGCTTTAGGTCAGGTTTTAGTTTACAGTAGATTTGTTGAAACTAAAAAGAAGTTTATCCTTTTGTTTGGTTGTCCTAAGAATTACAAATATCTTACTCAATGGCAGGAGATGAAAAAAGTATGCGAAGACTACGGAATCACTTTGCTAGGATTACAGTAGTAAGCTAAGTCTAGACCCACCTTCCGTTATCAGAAACAGCTAGAATCCTTACTGGGTATGGTTTTCTCGACTCACTAGAAAGCTAAAACAGAATTACACCGTTTAACCCACGTCTAACTCTTTATTTGCTGGCTTAATTTAGTCCGAAATCGCCCAACACTCTAGTAGCGTTGGGTTTTTAAATGGAATATCCAAAAAAAGTAGCATTTGAAATTTTAGAATCTGTCCATCCTGAAGTTGAACAAAATCAGGAACTTTTTAATATGACTGACGACTTGTTAGGCGGCGGGCAAAGATTAAAAGATAATTTAGAAAAATATTTAATTAAAAAACCCGATGAAGATGCTGAAATTTACAAATACCGTAAAAGACTCTTCACTTATGTTCCTATTTTAGGGCAATGTTTAGCTCAATTATTGAATAGGATGACTGCCTCTAATCATACTATTAATGGTTTTTCAGAAAGCCCTAAACACAAGGAATTTTGGTCTAAATTTAGAGAATCTGTTAACGGTAATCGTCAAAAAGAAAAAGCTTTTATTAAAGATGTTTTCTTTAAACTTTTAAAATATGAAAAAGTATACGCAGTAATAGAAAAAGATTATTTAGACATTTTACCGACTAATAAAAAAGAAGAAGAAGAATTAGGTTTAATGCCTTATATTGCGTTGTATGACCCTCGTTCTGTTATTCACTATCAAGAACTCGATGGAAAGCTAAAATGGATAAAAATTAGAGAATTAGAAACCAATTATAGCCCTGTAGGTGAAACGCAATATTTTCTGAAATGGACATTTATAGATGATACTTTTATTACTAGCTATCGTTGCCCAATGATTTATAGTAATACAGGAAAACTTGAACCCGATGTCAAATCGGAGTTTAATTCAAGTTCTTATATGATTCCTTTATCTAAACAAGTTGCTCATGAAAGAGGCACTATTCCCGTTGTAAAAATTCAAATTCCTGAAAATCTTTGGGTCACTAAAGAAGCTATATTTTTAGTTTTGGAACATATTAGGGTTCATAATAATTTGACATATACCGCAAATGTTGCTGGTCAAATTCAAAGATTATTTACTCCTATGTCAGAATCCGCAGATAAAATGGTTGACTTGGAAGAAGCCAGAGGTCAAACAGGAAACCATCGAGTATTAATTGGACAAGGATTTACTTTTAATGAAACTACTGGTACTGCTATTAATACCATTGCTGGCTATCTAGGAAAACTAGAAAGTAGAATTAAAGATTTAATTTTTTCTAATGGCATTTCTGCTGGTGATGATAGACCAATGCAAGAATCAGGCGTAGCTAAAAGTATGGACTTTATTAGTCAAGAACAAGCTCTTGCCGCTTACGGTGAACAATTATTGTTTTTTCTTGAAGAATGTTATAAATTAGTTGCTTTAACTCAGGGTTTTAGTAAAAAGGAAATTTCTCAAATTTCAGTTTCTGGTCTTAATGAATTTGTTTTAGACACTGTTGACACAAAAGTAAATAGAATTTCCCTTTTAGAGGCTTTAGACACTCCTATTTCCAATACTGCTATGCGCCTAGTGGTTGAAGACCTACAACGAGCTTTAACCCCTAACGCTTCAATTCTTGAACAAGAAATTATTCATAACGAAACGTTACAAGACTTCTCAAAAGTCGACCATCCTGAACTTGGTTTTGAAGAACTTACTTCTTTAGTCTTAAACCAAATCGTTTCTGTTTCTACGGCTCAAGAATTATTAGGCTTTGACCCCTCAGTAGAATGGGACAGAATTAAAGAACAAATGCTTGAAATGCAAGCTATTCAAAACCCTGAAGGTAAAAACTCTCCTACAACTGATTCTGAAGAAACTGAAGAAACTGAAGAAACTGTTGACCCCATTGAAACTGTGGTAAATCTAGCTAATGCCTTAGCTACTCTTTCTAATAATAAAACTGAAGATATTCTTGCTTCTGTTAATTTTAATGAAGATATTTCACCTGACGAAGCAAAACCAATAATTATGATATTAGCTGAAGAAATAGGTAAATTAATTGATGCTACGCCAGAAGAAGTTTTAGAGGGGGTTGGTTATGAGGGGGAATAGAAAGGCTAAAGGCTTAAAAATAAATACCAAAGCCAAAATTAAAGGGTCAATTGCTTATCGCACAAAAGCTTTTGGTAAGTTTAGCATATACAGAATATTTAAAGAATCTGATGTTAAAAGAGATGCTAGTGGGAAATTTACATTTGAGGGAGCCGTAAGTAAAGCTTATGGTAAATTTAATCGTCAACAAAGAAAGGAAAAGATAGCTAATGATAAAAAATCTCAACTTAAAAATCAAAATCAGGAGTCTCAATCTAATCTTATAAATCAGGATTCCAAAAGTGCAAAAAAAAATCAACCTAACTCAAAATTGATTCGCATATCTTTTGCTAAAAAGATTAAGCCTCTATTAGAAAAAATTGAAGAAATAGTCACTCAAAAAAGTAAACCCTTAAGTTCCAAAGGTACAGCTTTACCTAAAGATTCTAGAGGTAAAATAAAACCAGCCGGTATTATGCTAAAATCGGGTGAGCGAAACTTTTCTGTTATGCTAAACAACCTTAAAGAATTTAGAGATGCTTTTGGAGAATTTTCAACAAAACAAATTTTATTGTCTTATAATATTATTCTGCTTACTGCTGAAAATAGAAAAAAACTCTTAGATGAATATCGAAGATTTCTGAATTTTAAGGCTCCTGAACTTTTTGCTGACGGTCAAGTTTACAATTCTTTAAAAGATATTAGAGCGGCTTTAGTTAAACAAAACGACGTTGACGCATTAAACAAAGAATTTTTTGAAAGTAAATTAGTTGTTTCTTTTTTAAGTTCTACGACTTGGGCAAAATTAAGCACTATTCCAGAATATAAAGTTAATGAACTATTTAAAGATACTAAATCTATCAATGATTCTGCAAATTCAAAGCGAAAAGACTTTAAAGCCGCAAAAGAAGCTGGTACATATAAGGTCGAAAAAGTTGCTGACAAAGAGCAAGTAGCACAGTTCCTTAAATCAACTATAGACTCCATTAACATTCAAAAAGAAGAACTTATACGAAATGCTTTAATTGCTAACGAATCCGCAAAAGTACCCAAATCTGATAAAGAAATAATAAAAGAAATAGAAACAGAAACAAAACTATTAATTGATTATGTTACAAAACTTGGTAGAAATGCTGAAGTCGTAGGTGATAGAACTATTCTTAGCAATAAACTCCAAATTAAGGATACGTTTTTAAAAAAATTACCAATTTTAGAATTAATGCAATTACGGGAACAATTACTTTTTGAGATTGGTAATGATGTTGATAAGGCAAAAATTCAACTTTTTCTTTTTAACTTGGAAAAAGATGATATTTATAAAGTCCCTATAACTAAAATTAAACAGGGGTATCAACTCCATCATGTAAACCAATTTGCATCTTTTGATGTTAATGGTAATCCTTATTTTGCCATTGAAAAAGCTTATGGTAGTAATAGTAAAGATTCACTTAAAGCTATTTCCGAAGAAGATTTATTAGGCTTAACCGTAAACTATGATGAAAATGGTAATATATCTCATTTTTCTAGAGATTATTTCTCGGAAAAAGGCGCAAAATTAAAAGGTTCTGTTTTTTTAAAAGATTTACCATTAAGTTATTATCGCAATAATTGGGAGTTAATTGTAGACAAAACCGACAACACTATCATTGGGTTTAAAAATCCTGAATCTGGAGAAACTGTTTCTTGGGACAAAGCTATTTCTGAAATGAACCACTCGCCTAAGTTATATCTGGATTTACCCATTGCTTATCATGAGAAGTCTAGAGTCAACAGTTTATATGGTTTATTACACCCTGTCGAAAATTACACCATAAAACCTGATAATGATATTCAAAAATCTCAACTATCTAACCTTTCTGAATTAGCTTCTAAATTAAACGTCTCTAAAAAACTTCAGACAGAATTAGAAGAAGGACTCAAAACAGGAAAGTTAAAAGCTGGTAAAGGTCAAGTAGAGTCTGAAAGACATGATGAGGTTCGTGATAATTTATACTTGTATCGTCGTATTGAACTTTATGAACAAGTTGAAAAAGCAGTAATAGCTCAACTTGAAGAAATACCCTCAACAAGAGAAAAAGCTATTATCTCTAATTCCGCTAAGTATAATTACTACAAAAATGGAATCAGACCTTCTTATGTTAATAATTTGACTAAATTAGAGGAAAGATTAGCTTTTTTAACCCAGTCTGCGGCTTCAATAAATGATTTGTCACCTTCAGACCAAAATTCTTCCCAAAGTGAGGCTATTAAAAATATTCAAGAAAAAATAAAGAACACAAAAAACGTTATTAAAGAAATTGATAAAGTGACTAATTCCATAATTAATCAAGGACTTAACGCTGACTATATAAGAAATCACACACCAAGCCAATTCTTTGACTCTGCTATAAAAAATCCTAGAATTTGGGGACTTTCTGCTAATGCTACCCCCAAAATGGTGATGAATGCTATAATGAATGGACTTAATGGCTCGACTCTAACCGACAACTTCCCTAATTTAGACGACCAATTAAAACCTTTGCCTAAAGAACCAAACATTTCCGATGAATAACAATATCGATTTAACCATCTACTCCCCTTATAATGCTTCACTTATGTTGGCTGTTAATAATCTTTCTGAAGATTTTTGGCTTAATGTAAATGAATACTCCGACAATCAAAATTATTCCTTTTTTGGGTATGCTTTTGGTGGTGGTTCTGCTAAAGATATTCTTAATCCTGATAAGTGGATTTTGATTAAAGATACTGATTTGCTCTCTATACGCCCTTCTGAAAATCCTAACGCCACTCCTGATTCTGTCTACGAATGGGATGTCTATAACGGCTTAGTTATTGGTTTGAAAGATGACAAATTTGAATTATTTGATTATCACAAAATTCCTTTTATTCATCCTGATATTTTATATGCTAATTATTATTTTTGGATTAACCTTCAGGACAAAATATTTTTTAGACAGGTGAACTCAACAGACCCTTAAAGCCTTAACTTCCCCAGTTGTGTCCTAATCAGAAAAAAAGTTGTTGACAAATTTAAACTAATCGGTTATACTAAAATAGTAACTCCTTATTACTTAAGCCCTCTAGTTGACCCTCTACCAAATTAGAGGGCTTTTTTTTTGACCTACGCTATGAGTTTTTCTTATATGCTGTATAAGAATTATTAATATTAAACCAGTAGCATCTTTCAACTACATCTGCTATATTATATTAATAGCGTTAAATGTGTAGTTGAGCCTGTACTCTTCCTATGTTATGTCAAATCGTCAATCAAAAAAATCCTCTACTCTACCTTCTGTAAAAGCTGTGTTTGGACAAGAAGAAGATTTAAACATTACGGAGCCATTAAAAAACATGGCTAGTAATTTTCAAGATAAACTACCTGTGGTTATCTCAATTGGTGCTAAAGGTGCGGGAAAAACCTTTAGTTATATTGAGCTATCCCGCCTACAGTCTTGGGAAAATCTTTTAAATAAAATTAACTCTCAAAATCAAAAAAATCCCCCCAAAAATCTTAGTTTAATGTTTCCTTTAATGCAATC